TATAATGCTAACTGGCTATTTGATTTCTTTTCAATAGCAACCTGACCATCTACCATACCATGAATAGAAGGCTTCCCTTGAAATTCAACAGAGCTTTGCTTGGTATTAATTAATTTTCTAAAGTCTCTATCAGTTAATGCCATTATGATACATTTTTATTGTGAATGATTCTATATTCTATTGTTATATCGTTTATTTCAAATACACCTGTAGATGGAGCATCAAATTTAATCTGTATGCTTTGGCATGATATTATAGAAGAAGGAGTAAGAGTTACTACATCCCACAAACCTGATGTAGCTACAAAATTACCAGTAAAAGACGAAGAAAAGGACTGGCTACCATCAACTGCATACTTGAATGGAGTAGTCTCTGCATCATCTGATTTATAAGTAACAGTAACTTTATATATTTTCTTAACTAAACCCGGTTGTCCAAAATCTATATCTTTTGTAAAAAATTCTTGAGATACTTGAGATACACTTACAGGTAAAAACTTTTTAAACTCTACATCGGTACTGCCATCAAAAACGCCAAGACTTAAATTATTGTTCCAGTCTGTAATAAAGTTTGTATAATACTTACTATCAGTAAATATTTTAGTATGATATGTCCATCCATTACTATCAAAATCGTAAACGAATGACTTATGTGAATCAGTAGATGCATCATTAGGACTCCTCATCATTATGAGAGAGTTACTGATAGGGTCATATCCAAGCATTACATCCTTAATTATAGAAGAACCTCTATAAAAACTATTCCAATTTATTTCAGTATCAGTAAAAGATGCTTTACTCACTGCTATTTTTTTATCAATTAAATTTCTAACCCTACTGCCATCATATAAGTAACATCCATCATCCGATACCCAAGCTATCCCATACTTTGTTTTAGTAACGCTAAATGGGAAGTTTACACCAAAATATTTAATAGTATCCTCAAGGTACCAACTCGCAACGCTGGGGTTCGCAATGTTAATGATATGAACCAGATTGTGCTTAAAAGCCAATAGCCTGTCAGCAAAAGATTCTAGGGCAGTATATTCACCATAATCTCCCTTAGACACATCTATAAAATTGTGTTCAAGAAAGGTATCAAACTTTCCTATCTCGCTGTACATAATCCTATCGCCAAACTTTTCCAGCTCTCCAGAACTTGCTTTTAATTTAACATTGGCAACAAATGTCCTTCTATTAGCTACCACAGATGCTTTATATATCTCATTAGTTCCACCTATACCTAAAAACTTTAAGTCAGGACTGAAGCCATTTACTGTTGTATATGTATCTAAATTTGGACTGATGGAATTTCCGTAAGTGCCACCAACAACATGATAACCCTTTCCAGTTTCATATGTCCAAGCTCTATGATCTCCGTCTAAAGTTGTTCTAACGCCTTTAACAATATCTATATCCGCTAATAAGGTTAAATCATTATCTGTATTTTGTAATCTGGTATATATTCTCCCACCAGTGATTCTCCCGCTGTAAGCTAAATCAGCATACACAGACACCCTAAATGTTTGAGAACCAGTAAGGGCTACAGTAAAAGCCGCAATAGTTGAAGCACCATCACCTATTTGAACTGGTAAGGACTCTTGATTATTATCGTATATAAATGTCTCATAAAATTCATAAGTACCCTCTTCCCACTCGCCATTCCCTGTTCCTGCTGATACACCTATGTTCCATCCAGTACCCCTGACAATGATAGGGGTTTCGTTATCAGCAAAATCAAATGGAGCAGTACCTGTTAAGGCACCACCATATGCTCTGGAATATGTAGAAGTTCCAGTGGCTGAACTATAACCCTGTTTACAGAATAAAAATTCTTTTGGATATTCTCCTAAATCTCCAATTCTGCCACTAGCTTCCTTAATAGAGATAACTTCTCCAACAACGGCTCTACCGCTTTTATTAGCACCAGAGCCGTTCTCAAACTTAAGACCAGTTGCTGATGTGGAAAGGTCAACACCCATTTGTAATTGGTCGTTCCCAGACTTTTTTATAATAGCAACTCCCCTATTGTGAAAAAAGGTTAATTCTTCATTGGTATTTGTAGCAGTTGTATCTTTATCAACTCTAAAAAGAGTACCTGAATCTATTTGGGACACAACAGAACCAGCCGCAATTCCTGTGCCGGTGACACACATTCCCACAGCAAGTGAGCCAGTAGCATCCATTCGCACAATCTTGGGATTACTTCCGAATGTTGATCCACTTCCAGCAGTATGGTCTGTATCGCAAGTATCATCAGTAAGATAGTTATAATAATTAGTAGCAGTTCCACCGGCATGGCTAGACGTGCCATAGGCATATGTAAAAGAAGTAGCTATCTTAGGAGGGGCTAAAGAGTTTGGATGTTCCTGCCAATCAGCAAAAATAAGACCAGATTCCAGACTAAACTGGTTTCTCTGTATATACCCATACCACTTTATTACTGTAGAATTTGTTTCATTTATATCACAAACACGCACAGCCCCATCTGCAATATGATATATATACTTAGCATCGTTTCCAGACATGGTTGGACTGATAGCTGATGTTGTCCAGCCATTATCTTTTGTGCCATAACTAGTAGTTGCATTAGTTGACCAAACATCTACACCGCCTTTACTATCAACATCCCCCAGTGCAAGCATCTTATCTCCAGTAATATCTACTGTTTTTACTTGTAATTCAGGGTCTGTTGAACCAGTAGTAGATTCATCAACTATGGTTCTACCCTTTAAAACATAATAAATATCCATATCACCAAATGTAAAAGTAACATTAGTGCCATTCCCACTAGCTGTTTTACTTAATTCAAAATGCGTTGAGTCTGTTATGGAAGCGATATAACTGTCAGACTGTACACCAGTACCAGATACGGATAGACCGGCTATTATTTGAGCATTTGCATCATGGGTCACAGTAGCATCTCCACTTGTGGTGTCACAAGTAGCATCCGTGAATGTTGTACCAGCCGCATCTGCCGTATTTAATGTACTAACGACATCAGTAACTGTAAAAACTCCATTACTAGTTGCAGTCCCAGTTATCTTTAAAACATCCCCAATAGCAATGAGACTAGAAGTATAAAATGTGCTATTAGTAGAATTTGCACCTCCAACTAATTGCAAATGCTGTTTTGTTGGCTGTGGCATTATTTATTCGCCACTGTATTCAGGAGCTGTGGTATCAGTATCACCGCCAACCTGATTACCTACAAATTTTATATTACCAACAGCAGAACCAACAGTTAAAGCGTTACTGGTACCCGGATGCTTTGTATCTGTAATGGTGTAATCACTGTCTCTGCTAATATCAGATTCAAAGTAAAATAATCCATACCCACCAGCACCGGCAAGTGTAGCAGTTCTCTCTACTATATACTCAGCTAAATTAGTATCACCATCAGAGCCTTCTATGTGAGCATATAAACCACCAGCAGTCTTAATCTTACCCAGAGCATCAATAGACATGTTTTGAATTAAACAATTCTCATTCTCAGCTATGTCTCTTGGGTCTCTCCTGTTATTAGAACCGCCAGACCAGTCACGTATGGTATGATACTGCTTAGGCACTACTTACCTTTGAATACACCTTCTAACATATCTGTCATCACATCAACAAGCTTTTCAAAGAGCTCCTGCTCTTTCTCTTCATTGATCCAAGGAAGGTTTACTTTTTCATTAATTTTAGTGGCTAACATTTTAGAGAACTCATCCGATCCCAGATGATCCATAGCTTCTTGTTGCATCTTTTCAGCTTGAGCTTCTGCCATCTCCATTAACATTGATTTAAAGTCCATTTTATGACTCCTTTATCTTTTTGGTTTTTAAATATAAATAATAAATCTGCACTGCAAACATTACACACATCAATACACCTGATATAATATCTGTCCAGTAAACTAATCCTAAACTTGTACTTATACCTGTAACTTTTAAACTGTCCATTTCATTTACCGTTTATCCTTGATACTGAACCTTTTATTTCCATTAATACATCTGACATATCATTAATTTCTTTTACAGTATCTTCGTGCCTTCTGTCCCTAGTCTCATCAGACCTGTTCCATCTTTCAATTAATTTAATCAACATACCTTCCATATTTTCTAAGGTTTCAGATTGACCTTTATTTTCAATTTGTAAATCATTAATTGACTTAGCTTGGTCTTCTGACCTCTTAGCATTCTGATAGACCATAAAAACAAACATACAGCCTACCACACCAATCATTCCATATTCTGCATAAAGTGCTAAAAACTCTTCCATTACTTCTTCTTCCGCTTACCCCAGCTAAGTGGGTTTATGTTAAATTCCTTTTCATAGAAGGAGACTTTCTCTGCCAGCTCTTCTCGTTCAACCCTTTCGTCCACGATATGTTTATCAAGTAAATCCCCAATCTGCTCATTAGCATCAAGCATCTTATCCTCAAGTTCGCCAAGTCTACTCTCCACACGCCAATAGCCATACACAAGCATAGCAACGAGAACAAGTAACTGCCCCAACCATTTGAGATTAATGCTAATAACAGCATTATCGTCGACAACAGCACCCCTATAGCTTCTTGCAGTGTCGGGCTTTTCACTCACTTAACCTCCCAGTCCATGATTGACCAACCGCTATCACACCCAGTAAAACTTACAATAAGTAGAATAATAAGTAGAAACGCAATATACCCACATAGAACTTTAATCTCTTGCTTTGACATACTTGACATTAGCACAGGACTGTTTCCACACAAACCCAAACCTAGCTGGGTTCTTCATAATTTTAGGGTATTGTTTTGATAGTCCATCAGGGTCGTCAATTCTATGTTCAACCTTAAAATCGCCGTTAGATAGTTTTTTAATTTTATTCTTCATTTCATTCTAAATACCTTTTTCTTTATCCAATACCACATTCTTTGCATTTTATTAGGCATATTAGCCCTTTTTTTAAGCCTTTGAGTTCTCCTTACCCTCTGTAAGCTATGCATACCGCTGTTGAATCTGTGTGATTGATTATACCGCTAAAGTTACCATAAAGTATTTCACCGGGTATTAAATTAAAAAACGCTGACGTAATATCATCTCCGATATTGCTAGTTACTTTCAATTTTAAAAATTCTGTAGTACCCTCAGTATCTTTACCCAATGCCTGTATCGCAACCCATGTCCCCGTATCTGGAGTAATAACATTAGTGTCATGCTCGGCAACAACATCAAAACCAGTTTGACCAAGTAAAAGATTTAAAGCTTCATTTGCTGTGTATTTATGTAAAGACATTTTATACTCCTGTTACCATACCATCCACCAAGCGGCACCTATTTCAACAACAAGATCAGCAAATGTATTATAAGCCCATCGTTTCTTTGTACCATAAGTCTTATCAGTACCTTCTACATAGACTTCAAATACTTCCCATAGTACACCAATAATAGCGACAGATAAGACTGCCCACATATCGGATGCTCCTAACCATTGTGCTACCTTAGCTATAAACAAGCCAGCGGCTAAGTGGTATGAAGTCCAATGGTCAAGCTGACCAGTAGACAGTTGCCAATTAACTACCTTAGCGATAGGGTTATTCATTACTTAGAGCCGAATACCTTTGAGAAAAAGCCTTTCTTCTTCTTTTTACCTTTTTCAGAAAGTTTCTTTTTACCTTTCTTTTTCTTTTTCTTCACTTCTTCACTGGAAGCGAGCTGTTCATACTGCACTGGATTTGCAGGTTCTGCTCCAGTAAACGATAGGGCTATAATTACTGTCATTAGTTTTTTAATCATTTTTATACCTTTAAGTGTTTTGAAACTTCTTCTGTGCCTTTATACTGAGGTACTATCCTTGAAAGAAGTTCTGTTTTTGTTTCACTACTATCATAAGCAACTCCACGCTTATCATAGAAATCTTTTATTTCTAATTTAGTATTTGCATCAGTAGGATAATCTGCTTGTAACGTAGCGACACCATTGATTATATGATGTCCCCCTACTATCAGCCTGCCATGGCCACTACCATGCTTCTTAGCACATTCAGCAACATAAAACTCTTCAGCTACTTTAAAACTATTAGTCTTCTTAGCTATCTCGCCATCTACATCAACAAAATATGTATAAGCTGAAGGATAAGTCAGAGTCTCAGTAGACCCATCTGCATAAGTTTTTGTGCGTGTTGCACCGGGAGTTGTATTTTTATGAATCCTAACTCGATGACCCTGACTACACCTTCTTACAATCATGCTTCTGCTTCTACCTCTTCTACTTCTTCATTGAGAGATGCACGAAGCATATTAATGAACGCTTCTTTGCCAACAGCTAACTGGTCGCCCATAAACTGATTAGTATTCTGTTTGTTCTGCAAATCATTAATGTGATTTACCATTGCTTTCTGTTCATCAGTCATGTCTTCGATTACATACTCTTTATCATCGAGACTCAAGACTGGCTTTTCTTTTTTGTCTTTAGCCATTATTGACTCCTTGTGTTAGTTAATTATTTATTCTTCGGCATCACGGGCTGTACGGTCTTTGTAATCACTCCTCGCAACTACCAATGCCACAATTTCATCTTCCGATGCTGGTATTGAACTGACTGAATCATCAGCATATAGTTTAGGTAGCCATTCAACTATTAATCGCTTTTTACAATTAGCAACCTTGCCGTCAATCGCTTTATCTACCCAATCCTGCACATCTGCTAAATCGTTTTTCAATACCGATTCTTCAGTTGAACTAAGTGTTCGTTTTGATATATCCATTATATCTCCTGTTGTTTTATGTTATTTCGCATAGGTTATTTCACCTAACAAGCGAGGTATCCACTAAAATATGAATAAGTAGTTATGTCCGTCTGTTGAGTGCCTCCGCTTTGAGCTAAAGAAACATAAGCAGTATCACTGGCATCCATATCTGCTAAAATAGATAATGTCAAAGTCCAATGGACTGCATCTTGTCCAAAATCTGGGTCGAAAATTTGGTTGTATTCTCTATTGGATGTCTTGATTAATAATTGGTAATAGGCAGCGGCACTATCGACATCTGCTAAACGAATTGATGCGCTTAATTGATACCTTCCTGTTACTGGAGCTGTAAAAGTATTAGATGCAAAATCAGCACCTTGGTCAAACACTTCAGTCCCAAATACTATTGTGACGGCACTGTCCAGCGCTATATCATCTTGAGATGACGCTGGATGTACCAAAAATGCTGGTTGATTAGGCATTGTAACAGCACCACCAGTACCGATAGTAAATCTTGCTCCAACATTCATAGCCATATACACAGCAGTTACAGAAGCATTACCAAGTGTGACTGAGTTGTCTGCTTGTCCAACCGATGTAGAACCAATTACTGTTTGATTTGACGCACCAGCCGCTGAACCATTTGCCTCATTTCCAATAAATGTATTATTATCGCCTGTTGTTAAATCATTACTTCCGCTATTTCCAGTATTTGCTCCTACAAGAGTATTCCCAGTTCCCGTAGAGATATCATAACCGCTTTGCTTTCCGACTGCTGTATTAGAGCCGTGGTCGTTGGTATCTGGGTCTGCTGAATATAATGATTGATAACCAACTGCTGTACTGCTATCACCAACATTCATAGCACTTCCAAGGGCTTGATGCCCTATTGCTGTATTATATTTTCCATCTGTACAAACTGATAAACTTTGATACCCCACTGCCATGTTGCCACCACCGGTCGTAAGGATTTTAAGAGCATCCTTCCCAATCGCTACTGTACCATTTGCACCAGTAGTTGTATTTGTTGCATCACCATTAAAAGCATTTGCACCTATTGCTACACAATCTGCAATCCCATTAGCAGTTCCATTCATTAATCTCATAGCAGAATCACCGATTGCAACATTCTTACTTGGACTTACTGCCGCTAAAAGAGTCTTGTGCCCTATGGCAGTATTGTCTCCACCATCCCCATCTGTATCTCCGCTAAGTGATTGATACCCCAGAGCCGTATTTCCACCTCCTCCAGTAGTACCATCTAAGGATTCATACCCCACTGCCGTGTTGCCAGCACCCGTTGTGAGGGCGGTGAGAGCATTATATCCTATTGCGATTGTGCCAGTTTGAGCATTGCCAGAGGTTGCATCCATAGCCCATTTTCCGATTGCGATAGTTCCTATCATAGCTCCAGACCCACCTCTGCCAGCCGCATAACCAAGACCAACATTGCCTTCACTGGTATCTCCAGTTACACCATAACCAGCATAATAACCCACATAAGTATTGGCGGCTTCGGCTCCATCGGCAATTTCAAATGAATGACTACCTATCGCTGTGTTGTAATCTCCAGTTTGTAATCCTGTACCAGATTTATGTCCAAAAAAAGTATTATCTATTCCACCACTTGATATTGCCGTACCAGCTAAATATCCCAAAGTAGTATTTGCGGAAGTGCTTGTACCATCACCACTGTCTCCACCACTATCATTATTCGATAAGCTGATTCGGGAGTTGGCATCGAGAATCATATTCGTTGTAGATTCAGACATAAACTTCATATTGGTACTGCTATGGTCATAAACTATTCCACCTCTGGTAGCTGTGTCGTCTCCAAAGTATATACGACCTACTTGGTCATTGGCAGTAAGAATAGTCATTCCTGTACTTCCAGTTCCTTCAATTACTAATTCATCAGCTAATGCACTTGGACTGTAGCTTGTATCACCCGTTCTAATATGTAATCCAGCTCCAGCAGTTTCTGCACCAGAGCCAATTCCTACGACTCCTGCTGATGTGATACGCATATGCTCTGATTGAGAAGCATCCCCATCTGTCGTATAAAACGACAGATATGCACCGTTTTCACTGGCTGACCATGTAGCATCTGTTAATGCTTCTATTTTTGCACCTACTGTCATAGTAGAAGAAGTATCTTCAGCACCAGCAAATTCAACTACACCAAGCCTGTGTCCCGATGCCATAACAGCACCATCATTTGAACTAAGTCTTAAACAACCTCCCCGTGTAGCACTGCTTGCTGTAGTATCTTCTATATCCAGTCCTACTCCACTTGCAACTGCCGGAGTCGAAGTTCCAATTCCCACAATGCCTGTTTGTAAAATAGTCATCATCACACTATCTTGACTGCCAAGCCCACCTTCACCAAATTTAATAGCTTGAGTTTGGCTTGAATCTTCATCTGTAGCATCTATTGTAATAAACAATGTACCTTCAGATGCAATATGACCACCCTGTACACCATAATTACCTAACTGTAGTGTATTATTTAAAGCAGAAGTACCAAATAATTGCAAACGAGCCGCATTGGTGGGTTCAGTTCCAATTCCCACATTGCCTGACGAGTCAATACGCATACGTTCTGTTACTGATGATGCCCCATCTGCTGTGGTAGAAAATGTTAATCTACCGGGCATATCGTTAGTGCCTCCACCAGTGATAGCCCCATCAATATCAGCTCTTATCACTGCCGCATCCAAAAATTCAACACCATCCGAACCTCTGAATATTATATACCCAAGACTTTCACTATCAGCAACTGCCGAATGAGTACCGATTGTTGCATTACCACTCTTTTTAAAATCTAATATGGGTGCATCACCATTAACTGTTGACCAAGTAGAGAGTGACACGCCTCCATAATCATCAGTTATTGCTATATCTAATTTCTGACCAAGCCTTACATCGGGTGACGAAGTTCCAATCCCCACATTACCTGAAGTATCGAGAGTCATGGTATTCGTACTGGAAGTTCGTAGTCCTGTACCACTATTTCTATTTGCTCGTCCAAATGCAAGTGAACCTCCATCTCCATCAATAAATGTGATAGGACTACTTGCATCTGCTACATTAGTATCATCAAAGGCAACAAGAGGATTTGAAGTATGACGAACATATATACCATATGCTCCATCTACTGTGAGAGGACATATAGGTGACGAAGTTCCAATTCCCACCTTATTAGTACCACCATCAACAAATAACATATTCGCACTATCATTCGATTCTACTCTAAAATCAGTATCTCGGCTATCTTCGTTTACCACGACCTCTGCTTGGTCAAGAGTTCCACCTTTCCATCCTTTAAGTGCTAACATTTCACGAGCTGTACCATTTTGAATGAGTTTAAAACGTATAGCTCCAGACTCAGCACCATCTGTTACGTCAAGAGACTGTGACTCAATAGTACCAAATAATGTTTTATTATCACCATCATCATTCCCATAAAAAAGAACTGAGCCTAAAACATCGTCATCAGCCTCACCAGTTGTATTCTTATAAAATTGTAGATAACCAGCATTTGCATCAGCATTTGTATTTTCAATTAATAATATTGGATGAACTGAAGAAGAGGACGTTATAGTCATATCTCCAGTAATTGTTTCACTTATATTAGC